TGCAGAAACACCTAAATCCATTTGCGATGCATCTGCATCAAATCTATTTGTAAACAATAGAGGATAAAGTGTTTCATAAGCAGAATACAAAGACTCTGTTATCTCATTTTCATCTGATACAGTGCTAATTGTTGCAGGTATAGTTCCATTTTGATGTGCATACACAGCTACATAATCATTATATAGTTTATTCATGTCTTCTGCATAAACTATACGAGTTTTAGGAAGCCGTTCACTTTCAACATTTTGATTATAGCCAATGCCTTCTCCACTTGGAATACCTAATATATTTTCAATTGCTTCAAATAAAACATTATATCTATATGCTGAAATAATTTGGTTAACCATTTTAGAGTCCTTTTATATACTTATGTTTTTAAAACACATTCTACAAGTTTTTCTTCTTCGCTATCATTTGACTCTAATGCAACCCCAACTAAACCAGTTGTTTGTATAGTACCACATACTCCGTCTTCCCAAGCGTATACTGCTTGTCCTTTTTTAACAGCACCTTTTACACGAACAGGCACACGACCTTTTAAACCAATGTACTGACCTTCTGCTTCGCTATTCATCATATACGCTGGATCTGTGCTTACAACACCAATGCAAATATCACTTGCTTTAGCCGGTACTACTTCACAACAATCGTCTGCGCCAACTGCTACTGCTGTACCTGCTGGTAATTCTGTTTCGCCGGTTGTGTACTTTTCTGCTAAGTCAGCATATCTAGCTCTGCTTGCTACACCTACAAATTCTACTGCGTAAATTTTTTGATCAGCATCTCTAGCTACTACTGTGTCTGCTGAACTAGCTGCGGTAGCACTTACATAACTACTACCTAATTTTACTGTATCTGCTTTGTCTGCAATACCTCTGAAATTATTTGCCCAAACATTATTCCACTTTTCGGTTTCAATGCCCAAGTTGTAAGCTTCTGTTAATCCTGGTAAAATACCTTTTCTTTCATTGTTATGAATTACTTTTGCAATTACTTTAGCGTTTGTATCTGTATTTAATTTTGCACCTAAACGTACTTCTTCGCCAACTGTATTTTCAATTTGTCCAACATTTCCGTCAACAACTTTTACTGCTAAATCATTACTATCACCTACTCTAAAACCAATATCGTCAAAAGTTACTAGGTTAGTAAAATCTGTTTCATTTACAGTAATATAATCAGCAGCAGGAATGCCGCCTAATCTAAGTGCATCACTAGCTGTTGCCCAAAGCACAGGTTCGTTTGTTTGTCCTGCATTTGTAGTAACACCAATAGAATCAGTATTAATTAATGTTAAACCTTTTTTGATCTTTGGAAAATTAGTACTGTTTACTCCGACAGGAACATTAGAATCTTGTGTAGATTTGAGTGTAAATTCTTCATCACTTATAACAAATTGCACATTGTCATTTACCAATGCTGCTATAATAGCTTTACTAGTGTTACCAGTATCAACAACATCAATACTGCGCATTTGTGTTTGTCCGTCACCTGCTGCTTGTGGACCTACTAGTACAAAATCGTCTTGTGAAGTTCTAGCATATAATTGGTTTGTGGCATTATTAAACCAAAAATCACCTACAGTCAAACCTGTTGGAGCACTACTGCTTACTTCAGAACCTCCAGTGTTTTTCCATTGAGATCCTGTATAAAATTTTAATTTATTCAAAGATGCATCAAACCAAATCTGACCACTGATTGCCTTAGTAGGCGAAGCTGTTCCTGCAAAATTTTCTAGTAAAAACAAATAATTTTCGTTTTGTATTTCACCATATCCACTGTAGTTTTTTCCTACAAATTTTAGATCTGTTGTATTATCAACTGTACCGTCTTCAACTGTTAAAAGTTGTGTACCGTTAAATTTGTTAATTATGTATGCCATTTGACGATTTTCCTCATTCTACACTATATTTATGCTTATACCGCCGAAGTTACTGTTGAGCTATATGTCCAAACATTACTACCGTTTACACTATAAGACATAATTGTTCTTGTATAATTTGTGGTAATAGTTGTTGATACATCAGCAATACTAAAGTCTTCAACTACTGATTGGTTTTGTACACCGTTACTGTCAACGTTTGTAAATGTTTTACTGATTGCTGTGTTTACATCAATTGGATCTGTACTTGAAGAACTTGCAACACAATAAACTTTAGCTATTGTTCCAACTGCTAATCCAGCTGCTGGCGCTAATTCATTTAACACAGTGCCAACATTAGCTTGTAATGTAACACCTGTACCCATACCATCTATTACTAAACTGAAGTAAAGTGGCTGTGCATTTGATTTTGTATCTACATAACCCTTGGTAGCAACATCAGTTGACGTAGTGGGTTCTGCAACATTGGCAATTTTTTGTTGTGTTACCAAACTAATTGTGTTAACACTATCTAATTGTAATCCGCTAATTCTACTTGTTATTCTGTTGCCATCTATATCAATATTATCAACTGTTAAATCTCCAAGTACACCTATATTTGTTAAACCAGGTGCATTTACTACACTAGAAGCTAAACTTGTAGCCGTTAATACATTTACACCATTTATTTTATAAGCATAATCTTTAGGAATATCAATATTTGTGCTACTTGTCCATGCATCATTAGCTAATTCCCAAGTCCAATATTTGTCATCACCTGATACTCTGATTGCTATTCCGGATCCATCTACATCGGCTTCTTCTAATAATGTACTATCACTTGTAATAGCAAGCTCGATTAATTTATCTTCAACACGTAAGTTACTTACATCTAAACTTGTAGTATCACCTTCTACACGTAAATTGCCTGTAATTCTTGCGTCACCTGTAACGTCCAAATTGAATTCAGGATCTGTTTTAAAAATACCTACTCTTTGATTAATTGTATCTATATGAATAGCATCTAACACATCAGGTTGATTATCAGAATCTGTATCATGCTGAACTTGAATTTTAATATCAGTATCTTCTGTTTCAGCTTTAAATAAAATATCAGATCCAGTTGCAATCCTTACAAGTGGACTTTGTCCAATAACAATACCATTATTATTATAAAAATTAATTTCTGCGCTGGTAGTGTTTTGTCCTTGACCCGACTGTGTTGTTAAAAAGTCATTTTGAGTATATTCTGTACCTGTGCTATCTGTAAGTTTTAAACTGTTTGATGCTGTACCATAAAACTGGAAGTTAAACAGAGAACTTACATTTGTACCTACTTTTATACTGGTAAATCCATTAATTGGAATAGCTGGTGTAAATGCAGTTTTACTGTGAATCAAAACCAAACTTCCATTTATATATTCTTGTGTTATTGTTTGGTTAGTACCTGTTGTATCTCGTATAGTTTCGATAAACTGACCTGACTTCAACTGGCTGGATGTATAATTTGGTCCTACAAGTTGAATTCCTTCACCTGTAGCAAAATACATTTGTTGGTTTTCGCTATCAATCCAAATATCACCTTCGACTAAACTCGTTGGTTGAGGTGAAGTATATGTACTATTATCTGTGCTTCTAAATGTAGTGCCGTCATAAACTTTTAATCTATTTTCACTAGTATCAAACCATAACTGACCTTTAATTGGTTTACTAGGTGGTGCAGTATTAGCAAAAGTTTCTAAAAGTTTTATAAAGTTTTCATTTATAAATTCTCCAAAGCCTTTATAGTTTCTACCTATAAAAATTAAGTTAGTACTGTTTTCGTCTATTTTACCGTCAATTATTTCTGTAAGTAAAGATCCGTCAGTTTTGTTTAATTGATATGCCATTACAGTACTCCATGATAAATTATATAATTAATTGCAACATAGGGCGGAGTAATGTCTACACTAGAAGCTAATGTTGGATTATCTACGCCTCCTGTTGTAGTGATACCACTAGCAGCATTTGATGAAACCTCTTGTGTATATAAATCCACATCTGTTTCACCACTGTTGTCAACTTTACTGACTGCATAATAAGTGTCTCCTGCATCACTTTCTAGGTTATGCGTGTGATCTGGTATATTGTTTATATCTAAAACAACACTTTCTTCGCCGCCGATTCCGCCCATTTGGCCAAGTGCCGGATCACTAACTAATCTGTTTGGTCCAGTTAAACTCGAAGATATACCAGTTGGCATTCTACCCCTAAGATCCGGAATGTTAAAGAATGTTGCAGGATTGCTAGATGTTCCCCAATACCATGTGTTGTTATCAGCAGGATCATAACCTAGAGTATTTGCTAATAAAACATATGTTAATAAACTTTTTTCTGATCCATCACACAAGAACCATCCAGTTGGGGCAGTAAGTCCTGCATATGGAACTAATGTACCAATTGGTATAACAGGAATAGTGCTTACAAGATTAGATTGTGTAATTTTACGTAAACCTGTGCCAGGTCTGTTTATTACAATTTCGTCTGCAGAATCAGGTGTAGTTACTGCTGTTTTATCTGCAATAAAGGTTTGGTTAATTTGAGTGGTAAATTGTTTGGTCAAGCCGCCTGTTTGTCCGTCAAATGCAACGCTATTAGTTGAACTTACTTCACCTGTCATACTAAATGTAGTTGCACTTGTAAGTTTATTTGTACTACCTGAACTACCTGTGACATTACCAGTAACATCGCCAACTAAACTTCCTGTAAATTTATTTGCAAAAATATTATTAAATCTATTTGCATTTGTTCCGATATTTGTTATTCCAGCTTCTTCAGGAAAAATATTATCAGTTGTAAGTGCGCCGCTTATATTTGCACTACCAGTAACTGTAATGTTATCACTAAAACTAGATATCCCTGCAACAGTTAAATCCCCTGCTGTTGTAATATCTCCTGTGTTTATAATATTACCGGTAACGTCTAATGCTTCAACAGGATCAGCTGTAAGTATACCAACATTTCCGTTATTTTTTATTCGTATAGGTGTAATGGTGCTACCATTATTATTTGTTCTTAAATCAAAAAATCCAGTGCTTTGATTTTGGCTAATAACTGCATTAGTTCCTTCTACTTCAAATGCCAAAGTTCTTGTATTGCCAATTTCTATACCTTCGTTTGTTCTTACTGTAAAAGGAAATGTTGTAATTGTTGCTTCGTCATTCCTAACAAATTTATTGCCATCAACAGGATTACCATTTACAAGTAGTTGTTCAGCTTTGTCTGCTATGCCTTTAAATCTTGCAACAGTACTATCAATACTAGAACTTATATTAACGCCTGGTGATAACTGTCCAAATCCAGGAATTAATATTTTAGGTGTAAATGTTGTACCAACTATAATACTAACTGCAACATCATCAACATAATTGATTATTGCTTGTCTATCTACATTGTCGGTATCTGTTATTGTAACTGCTTTTGCACCTGTGTTTGTTCCGCTGGCAATTTCCGGTCCTACCAAAATCCAACCGCTGCCGCTGTACAAGTAGAGTTGCTGTGTACTGGTGTTTACCCACAAATCTCCTAATACACTGTTGGATATATCGGGCTCATCAGTGCCTTTCTTTAATCCACCTGCACTAACCCAATTAGTACCATCATAAACTTTTAATGTATCGTTTTGAGAAGTATTATCATACCAAAGTTGTCCTTCAACAGGATTACTAGGCGGATTGTTGTCAGCAAAGTTTTCAAGCAAATGTAAAAAGTTTGTTAATACTGCTTCTCCAAAGTTTGTTGCGCCTCTGCCAGGCAAACGCAAACTTGTATCTGTGTTAATTTCTTTTTCAACAACTTCAATTTCGCCTTTGTTTACACTGTCAGTGAACTTAATCTGGTATGCCATTAGCTGTTACCTCCGCTTAGACTCTGTATTCTTACAGTATAATCAATTTGAATCAATCTGTTTAAAGATTTTTGCACAGGATGGAAAATAACATGGGTAAGCAGTCTGCCATTTCCATCATCACTGTAACCTCTTAAACCTAACTCGTCGAATACAAATTGATTTTCACTATCGCCACTGGTATCAAATGCATCTTGTCCATTAGGCTCACTGTAATCAAGCAAACAATTAACAAACAAATCAGTATAATTTTGACCGCTAACGTGTCTAATTTCCATTTTATTACGAGTTGGATCTGTGTTGTTAACACTGCGTTCATCGACAACTTTGCTGTATGTTTGATTGTATAAACTTGCTGTAGTACCTGTGCTGTTAGGTGTTAGATATGTAATAACACCAGTAGGATCAACACTAGTACCTCCATTACCAAAACTCATTTCATAAACGAAACCAGATCCTTGGTTGCCTAAACTTTCTGCTAATGCAATACTCATATTTTCATAATGTATTGCATTCCTTTTATTAATAAAAACTTCTCCAGACAATGGATCATGTATTTTTATATGACCTTGTATGTTAAGTTTATTTGAATCATTGTATTGCATTTGCTTGCTTACCTTTACTTATACTGTATTTATTTGCTTAACTTAATTGTTCCTGCTCTTATAAATCTAGCAATTTTTGAATCACTAGTTGACAAATCATCTGTCCAGAGTTTTCCTTCTTTGCGTTGAACTACAATTCTTACACCAGTAGGAACATCGTCTCTAAGTGTAACAGTGTCTTCTGTTACGTCAACTGTAAACTCTGGAGCAACAACTTGATCTCCTTCAGGACTATCTTGATCAATTATAGGATCAAAAACAGTGAAATCATCAGTGGTTGATTTTCTTAATTTTTTACCTCCGACAACAACTTCAATTTGATTTTCGTCAGTTACATCAAAGTCTAAATTATATATGTTTGTTGATCCGTCAGACACAAATATCTGTTGTATATCCTTATCTTTGTAAGGAATACTTTCACGTTCGCCCTGATCTTGTAGTTTAGTACCTGCCGGATATTGTGCTTTTACACCAGTTCCTAAAGTACCTCTACGTATTTGTCTTAATAGGTTGCCTTCTACTGCATAATATTCAATTCTTTCGCCTTCAATAAACAGGACACCAGGTTGGCCTTTTGTTCTGTTTGGCACAGGAATATCAGAAGCATCTTCAACTGTAATATATTGGTCGTAATAGTTTAAAGGTTGTGCTAGTTTGTAAACAGTATCTTCGTTGAGACGTTTGTAATGCACTCTATTAAGCATGTCTTTGAATATTCTAAATCCGTATTTTTCAGTTGTAACATTTGCTCCGAATTGGATAACTTCAATTACTTCGTTATCTTCTGGTTTTGTAAACAAGTTTACAACAGTGTTATCACTCATTAAATTATAATCAATACTTGGACGTAACAATTTGTGGTTTTGTATTACCCAAACATAGTTTACACCTGCCGCTGGTGTGTTTAATGTTATTCTACCATTGGTTAATTGTATTGCAGTGCTATATTCAGTACTACTTACTGAAATAACAGGAGAGTATAACACTTCAAAACTTAGTCTATCAAAGTTATTAACATCATGTTCACTGAATGTTATTATTTCAACTTTTTCGCCTACTCCTGGAACATCTTTAAATGTTAAATTTTCACTTTCTACAAATTTAACGTCATCTATTCTGACTGCAAGTGGATAACTTTCTGTTTTTACACCTGTAATAGAAAGAGGTACATCATTTTCTGCTGCTTTGACTTTAAGCTCTTTAAAATAACCATTTAGTGTTAATCTAACTCCAGTATCTGTAGTTTCTGAACTTTTTACAGTAGCAAAAATTTGTGTACTGTCTTCCATTACAAAACTAACTAAATCGCCTTCGTCGTGTAACAATCCATCTCTAGTGCTATCTTCCATGTCAACTAAGTCAACAACTGTATCGATGAAATAATATTCACCATTACCTAAAACATATATTTCTAAAATATCACCTACTGCACCTAAGTTAGGATCCAAGAATTCTATTCTACTATTGATTGCATCCCATCTATAATCAATTGCATCAACGATAACTTTATTATTAAGTAATACTACAACATCATCGTTTGAAATTTTTGTAGGTTGTTCAAACTGCCATGTTTGTATCCCATAAACTCTATCATTAGTTAATACATGTCTTATATTATAACCTGCATTTAAGAATCTATTTCCTTGTTTTACAAGCATTTTGTGAGTAAATGGTTTTTCAGTAAACGGTAATTTATCTGCATCAAATTTGTATACATAATTTACACCATCGCCAATAAAACTTTTATCAACCATAATTTCACTGAATGATTTTGCGTCATTGTTGTATAAACTGAAACCAATTACTTCGCCGATGGCAGGTGTTCTACTGAATCTAATTGCAGCACAATTTTCTTGCTTGTAAGTACTATCAGTTTCAAAAATTTCATAATTCAAACCCAATTGCTGTACTTCACCATTTAAAGTAACAAAACTACTTAAAGGATCTATAAATTTAATACCAGTTACAAAAATATTTGTAACTCCATCGCCGATAAATGTATCGCTTTCTAGTATATCAGTACCATTGTTTCCTATGACAATAATATGTAAATCCATATCATCTTGTATTGTACTATCATCTTCAAATGTTAAAAGATTGTTTTCATAATCTACAGTATACGAAGCATCATCTACTTTGTTACCATTTAAATTAACTATTATTGCTTGTTGACTTTGTGGCAACATGTCTATAGCATAAGACAAAATACTACTACTTGTTTTATAAATGTAACTGGTTTTAATACCTTGTCCATCTGCAGGCTTATGTTTTACCTGTATGTCTAATGTATCAACAATTTGTCCAGGTACAACTTCTTCAGGTCCTGCACTGGTTATTGGAGTTACAAAACCGTCGCCGTCTACAACTATTTCACCGCTATCTAAACCTTTTGCAGTATTGTTAAATCCGCCGCCAGTTAATTCGGTATCTAAAACGTTGTCTGCAGGATTAAAGCTACCATCACTTGTAGATTTACGTACAATGAAAACATCGCCTTCGGCTGTTGGTACTTCGTTGTCAATTGCTATTTCGTCTTGTACACCATCGCCGTAAACAGTATTCATTAAAGCATTTTTATTTGTAATTGCACTACTACCATCAAAATTAGGATCATCTATACGAACATTATTTTTGTAAATGTTGTATGCAACTCCATCTTCTAAAGGCTTGCTCAATGTTAGTACAAGTGTGCTGCCATCAAGTGTGAATATTTCATCTTCAGTTTCATTAAAAATATCCCACGGAATTATTCCAAAGCCACCGATGTCAAATCCTTGATCTGTTTCAAAATCAACACTTTCAACTTTAACACCTTCATAGTCTACGCCAGTCATTAACTGACCAAGATTTTTTGTGCCATCTTCGTTTTTAGTTATACCAGGCATACCGCTTGTTGGGTTGTAGAAAAAGTTAATTCTATCAGCTGCTTCTAGCATTGCAGGATCTTTATAATAGGTTATTTCAATTACACTATTATTTTCTGGTGCAGTTTCAAATTCAATTTGTCCAATAGTTCTATCATAGGTTTTTAAAGTATCATCAATGTTACTTGTTGTAAAGTCTGTATATAACACTTTGTTACCATCGACAGTAACATTAATTCTGCTCTTGCGTAAATCTAACGGCCATTTTGTTGTATAAACTTTTTTTGCACCTGTGCCTGTAAAAGTTTCAACAGTTTTCAAATCAGTGAATACAAAATTTCCTGACACACGATCAAATTTCATAATCATATGTGTGCTTCTTACAGGACTATCACCTATCACTGCAATAATCCTTGGCATTTCATAATCATCTTCAAAACTGCCATTTACTGTTACAGTAGGCTGACTTGTGTACAGCGCATCGCTAAAATCAATGTCAATTGATGTAAGTTTGTCACCGGTTCTAAATCCTTTACCTGTTAGTGTAGGTCCGTTGCCTCCAGATATGGTAATTACTGGCTGACTGTTTAAACCGTAACCTTGATTGTAAATTACAAGTTCTTGAATTTTAAACTTGTAATTTTCAAGCCAATTCTTTTGAGGATATGTATCAATAAATTCTCTATCTCCTACAATTCTTTCATTGTAGAATTTTACTGTTTCGGTAACAATTTTGTTTTGAATCTGATCATATCTAGGAGGTAAATCAAAATCACTTATCATAGTTTGAGAATTTTCTACTTTATCATATGCGCTGATGTATTCTCTAATTTTACTACTGTAAGGTTTAACTTCACTAATAAAATCTTTGTAACTATCAAGATTATCTGATTTAAAGTTGATTCTTTGATCTAATTCGCCTACATTGTGTTTTGCTGTTAAGAAGCTAGTTTTAAATATCCAATCCACTGTTTGTTGCTCATACAATGCATATCTAATACCTGTAAACAGTATTTCATTGAATTTTAATTCTAAATCATCTATTAGAATTTTATCTCTTAGTGTTTCTAATATAATACGTCTTTCATTAACTGGTTCAGTATCGTACACTAAATTATCAAATCCGATTTTATCAAAACCAAAATTTGTATTTTGATACAATCTACTACTAAACTGTATAGTACCATTTTGACGTCCTATAGTTTTGTAGTTTACAGTGTAGTCAACTTCTGGTTGGACATCTATTTTTTGTAACAACAACCATCCACCTGTTCCAACATCTTTGATTTTAACAACATCGCCAATTGTATCGTTAATACTGTCTAACTGATAGCTACCATCTATTAAGTAATCAATAGCTGTATTTGCATCATATCCTGTTTCATACCAATCGCTGTAGTTCCAGTAACTTGGAACAGTCCACCTTTGATATTTTACTCTTTCAAAGTTGCCATTATAATCATAATCATAAATTGCCCATTTACCATTAAGTTCTGCATCAGAATTTATTAATAAACTAAATGGACGGACTGACAAGTTCATAGAAGAATAATTATTACCCTGATTAACAATTTTCACAGAACTAATTCTGCCAACATTATCGATAGTTACTTGTACTTCTGCATCTGTGCCTGTTCCTGTAACAGTTACTTGGGGTGCAGATTTGTAACCATACCCTCTGTCATCTACAATAACACTTACAAGTCTACCATTTTCTAATACAGGAGTCAGTGTTGCTTGTTTAGTATTTGCTACCCCTATTGTTGTTATATCATCAACTGTATCAACTTCAACATCAAATAAGCCTTCTAACAATCTAGGTTTTTGATCTTCTTTGAACAAGTCGTCTATATCTTTAAAATCAGTAATAATTTGTTGTCTTAAAATATAGTTTGTTCTTTCTAAAGTTTGTTTCAGTGCTTCTAAATTGTTCCTAAATAAACCTTGTCTTGGACGATTTTCAATGCCGTATTTTTTAGTTTCGCCTAAATCAGGATCAGGTACTGGTCTGTTATTAACATCATAACCTACCAAGCTATCAATCCATTTATTAATAAATGTTTCTGGTGGATTACTTCCTGCTAATCCTTCACTTAAAAGTTTATATTCAGTGTGAATATTTCTATCGTTTATTTCACCTTTGTAAACATCAATGTGTAAAGCAACATCTTTATCCTTTATTAAAGAACCTACGTTATGCAATGCAAATTTATCAGTGCTTAAGGCACTCATGAATCTATATCCTGATCCTTGAGGATCTACTATTAATTGTTGTGCATCATAAGAACTAATTTTTTTGTTTTCGCTTGTACGAAGCTTATTGTTTTGCACCCAGAAATAATACTTTGTTTCAAATGTTTCTGTTACACTATTAAATTTACGACCAACACTGTATTTAAAATCTCCATATTTACTAATACCGCTGATGCCTTCTATGATACCGTCGTTTGTATCTGCAAGTTCGTCCCATTCACTTGGCAAGTAATCTGACTCTACCCATTCGTAAACTTCTGTAGTACTATTAGGAATTAATTTATTCCAAAAACTTGTTTGGTTTTCTGCATTACCTTGATAAGGATTATACCACTTAGTAGATCCAGTATTCCACCAATATGTACCTACAAATTCACTAGCCCAAAAATCTTGGTTGTTGTTATTGGTTACATCTACAGAATAACTTGCAGGATCAAATGCAAGTTTTAAATCAATAGCTTCTTCTGCTGGACCTGCTATTTTTCCTTGGATCGGATCCACAACATCAAGGAATGTAATTATATCATTGTTGGTTTTATCAAACAAGAATGCACGTTTAATTTTATTAATATCTGGTGTGTCAATTTGTTCCGATAATTTGTTCCAAGTATATTTTGTTTTATCTCTTTTTAAATTAACAACAACACCGTAATCTGCTGTGTATTCTAATCTAGGATACCCTATATAAATGTGATTAAAATTACTTAATAAGATTGGAGTCGAACTGCCTTTTGTGTTGTAGTTCCAATCCAATTCTTCAGCATACAAATAGTTGTTATTGAAATTTTGGAAAATGTATATAGTTCCGCCATTTTCAAATTTATTAAAGAACTTGGTTGTGTTATTGTCAAATGTTGTATCTTCAACACGGATTAACGTTTGATCAAACAATGTTGGATTAGATCTAAATCCATTTGCACTAGCAATGATTAAGTTTTCATCGCTGAAGTTTAAATCAATACCAAACAATTCTCCATCATTGCCAGTTGGCGGATAAAGAGTTTGTGTGAGTGCATATTCGTTTCCATTGTATCTGTAAACATATACAGCACCATAATCGGTTCCTAAGTCATCATTTCTTATCGCCGATATTGCTATTGCTTTTCCGTTTGCACTGACCGCAATATTTCTTCCAAAGTCTTCGCCTATATCATTTGTTTCAATAGTTTCGTAATAAGCGTATCTGTTATCAACTCTTCTGTATATGCTAACTTTATTTGTATTAAGAACATCTTCGCCGTTAACTATAATTACTTCGCCATCTAAACTTACATCAAAGTCAGTAGCAATGTCAAATCCATCTGCAACACCAAGATTATCGCTTTCTTCTTTTAACAAGTTAATTTGTGGTGGAATATATCCTTTATAATCTACATAAACATCTAATACTTCCCAAAATGCTGAATTAAATGTTTGAGCCGGTAAATCTTTAGTAGCACGATATAAGTTACTATCTCCGTCGGCACCACCAGTAGTATTATACCAGACTATTTCACCTTCGACATAATTTTCTGCAACAGAAAAACTACCTCTATAATTGTTATCTTTGCTGAATTTAAAACTTCCATCTTCGGTATCGTTATCAAAGAAATATATTCTACCTTCAGCTACATTACTAGCAATATACAAACGTAAAATACCGTCTAAGTCTTTTCTACACTTTACAATTCTGCCAAATTGCTCTGCGGCTGTAGGGTCTGGGCTTACAATTGTGGTTTGTAATTCATATGTTGTTCCTACTTCGGCTTTTTTATAAATTGAAACTGCACCACTTACTGATGCTGTTGAACTGCCATCATTATCAACTTCGATTAACGGCGCAACTTCCCAATCTTGGCTAAGTTTATTAATTGTACTTGTATCACTACCATCAATATCTACTTTAGCTCTCCAGAGTGTACCTCGGTCATTAACAATATCACCTGCACTATAACTGGTGCCTGATAAAATATTACCTTTGAATCTAGTGTTTAAGTTTGCAGCATTTGGCGCTGCAACAAACAAGTAGTCTCCATTTGGTGACATAGCTAAACTTGCACCAAATCTGCTGTTGTTTCCTACTATTGCTGTATCTGCTTGATAATTTTCAGTAGATGTAAAGTCTCCGTTTTCACCAATACGACTATAAACTATAACTCTGCCATTGCTATTAGGATCACCTATAGCAAGTCTGGTGTTTGTTTGATCTACAGCAATAGCATCTGCAAAGTTAGTTTTTAATCCTGTTTGCGGATTTACAATAATATCTTCAACATCAAATACAGATTTATTTTCTAATACTGACCATTTGTTATTTCCAATATTGTCAATCCATACTTTTTTACCATCAGATACGTCTGTAACTGTTAAATTTGTATTACAAGAATCAATATCATTAAATCTTCTCGATGCAACTTTAAGTACAATACCTTTGCTACTATCTTCTAAATTAATTTCATCTTCAGCAATGTCTGATTCTGTGTAAAATTCTACTTCTTTATATCCAGTATATATTACTTGTCTAAATCCGTCAAGTTCATCAGTAATATTTGTCAAGCCTATAACATCGTTAGGTGATAAATCGTGTTGTTTATCAAAGAAAACTTTAAAACCTGTAAGAGTTTTTACAATACGTTCAACTTGATAATCTTTTTTAACAAATTCGTAAACACTCCAATCTAGTCCATCTTCAGTTACCCAAACATACTGTCCTTGTGTAACTAAATTTATATCAAAACCAAGAAGTTGATCTATACCAGATGTGATAAAGTCTATTTGTGCCGGTGCTACATATCCAGCTGTTTTAGTAATTTCTTCATAATCTTTGTATTCAAAAATAGTTTCATTATAATTTAAAGGTTTAATTTCTATATCAGTTGTAGGAACTTGATAGATAAAATCAGTTCTTGTTCTATCAACAGATTTAACTAATTCAAAGGGTTGAGGTGATAACTTATATTTAGATTCATCTATAGTAATTTCAAACTCATCAAAACTATCTGTAGCACCATATTGTCCTGCTCTAATAGCCCATTCTTCAAAAAACTCAATGCTATCTTTATCAGCAGCACTTAATTTGTCAAACAATTTTGTTAAAACATTTTTAGTGCCTTTGTCTTGTATCATTCCTTGATAGAATTTGTATTGACTAATATCATCGTTGATTATATTTTTTAGGTATTCTCTTTTTTGATATCCAATTAGATGTTGTGCTAACCTTTGTTGTTCTGTATCAAAATTATCTGTATCTAGGTCATAAAAATCAGCAAATTGACTTGCACGGTAATCAAAGTTTGGTATTAGCTGATTAGTTGGCTTTTCACTTAAGATAGTCCAATTTGTAGCATTAAAGAATTCTGCACTCGTATGACTTAATATAGCTGTATAATATTTGTCTTTATATTGTACTACATCACCAATTATGTAATCAGCATAACTTTTCCATTTTGTTGCTTTAGGTTCGTCAAACACAAATCCTGGAATATTTAATGTACCACTCCAATCTGCTGTTTTATAACCAACTACTTTGATTCTCTCTTGTCTATATCCACTTGTTTCATTATAGATAGTATCAGCAAAAACAGTGTTATTATCTATAACAATACAATGTTCTTTTTGAACTAAGAATAGTCTTACAAAGTAAACACCTATATTTTCATCGTTACTTGCTAAACTAAAAGTATTGTCTGTATCTCTAACCAAATTAACAAATTCATTAGAAAGCAATTTACCGTCTTGATCTAGTATTTCATAGTCAAAAATACCATCATACAAGCTGTCGGGTAAGTAGAAATTTCTTTTAAATTTTATTTGGTTTGCACTAGGTGATAAACTTATTACACTATTTTCGCCCCAGTTTTGTGTAGTCCAAAACAAGAATTCTTTTGCACTTAGTCTAAAGTTTTCAACAATTCCGTAATTTGAATTATTGTAGTCAAATTCAAATCCAATTTCTTGTAAGTATCTATCATATCCTAAAAGAAAATCTACAACTTGCTGATAAGTTTTTAAAACTGTACCATATTGGAGAGTAGATTTTTGAGTTGAAAATCTTTTACTAAATCTTGCTGTTCTACCACCAACAGTTGGCAATTCTGCTAACTTGCTAAATTTTGTATTATCAAAATCATTTCCACTTGTGTGTGTTTCGTTAACTCTGTAGTAAACGTCACTAAATCTAACAATTCCACCTGCAACATATAATTTTTCACTTGTCCAATTACTAAATGTTTCGCTTATACCTCCTACTGTGAAAAACGGATCATTATTTGATGGTATAACATCATAATATGTAAATTGCGGATTATATCTATCGTAACCTCTTATATTATATCCAGTTGCAACTTTTTCTATTACAACACCACTATAAGTAGCTACATCATATGGACTGCTAGTTTTTAAAAATAAATTGTAATTTTCTTGAGGCGTAAATATGTCGCCGCTGCTGTTAGGAGTTTTACTGTCTAACACAAGATTTACTTTTTCTTTATCACTAAAGCCAGCAAGTCTAAAACTTAAATTAAAACTTATATTTTTAACATCATCTTTATATTTTTCAAAAGACATGCTTTTAAAATTGATTAATCCTTTGATATAATTTATTAATCCACTAGTAAGATTATCGAAATCAATTTTAGAAGTTCTTATTCCGGCATCATTGTAAACTATATTTCCTGCTAAGTTTTTCTTAATTTTACTATTATCATAAGTTAAACCAAAAATTTGTGCAGGTCTAAGTAACAATAGTGCTGTAATTAAACTAAATGGATATTCGCTACTTCTACGCCATGCTGTTTCAGCAGGTCCTTGATCACCAAATTCAAGACTGTATCCAATTTGATTTGCAAAACTAAAATCTTTTGCAAATCCAGTTTCAAAAGGACTTCTCAACTGCCCATTTTCGTTAACTGGTATTTGTTTTGTAAGATTAGGACGAGCAAATTTTACATTTTTTCTAATTAGTTTATTTGGTTCTCTAATTATACCTGCTTCTAAGTCTTTCCATAATGGAATGTTATCTAATGTATAAGGCGCAGGACCGTAAACACTTTCCCACCAAGTTGGCTGTACAGTAAAACCTAACATTTCCCAAGGTGTTAAATTAGGAGTATCTGTATCATACGCATTTTTATATACAGCTCTCCAAAAGCCTTCTAATCTATTTCCATCAATGTCGCTTGAAACTTTATAATTGTATGAAAAAGAATCATTTATATCACTGTATTTGTTTTCTTGATAATCGTAAACCTGAGAAACATTAGTCCAATTTATAAAATCTGCGATAAGAATAAAATCTATATCTTTTTGACTTAATCCAGTGTTTCTGTAACGTCCTGGTACAAAATCATAGATATTAAAAATTTCTGCGTCATATCTATTTTTAACATTATTAAAGATTCTTTTCTCTAATTCTAAAAGCAATTCATCTCTAAAATCATCAAATGCAACAGTTCTACTTCCATCGTGTCCTCTAACTACTTTGGTAGGAGTACTATAAGAAGTATCAACATAAATTTTTGGTTCGTATAATGGATATAGTCCTAACTTACTAGGAGTAGGCGGAACAAAACAACCATCGGTTGTTTCATATTCGTGTATTTCAATTTTATCATCATTTTGAACTGTAAAAATATATACAAATCCTTCGGTAGTAAATTCATAATCAATACCATATAATAATTGTACACCGTTTTTGTAAATCAAAACTGCTTTAGAGCTAAGTGATGTTATATCGAACGCTGTAGTTAATGGATAATAAGGATTTCCTGCATCTAAAACTGTATATTCGATTATATTTTTTCCGCCAAATGGCACAGTATCACTATCATAAAACGCATCACTACGAGTTTTGCTACTTGCAAACTGACCTAACAAATAATCAACATGTTTTACAATTGTATTATTATATCCATCATATGTGGCAATTCTTAAAAACTCTCTTTTGAATTTACTATATTCTCTTAATGCCAGTTTTATACTGTTTACAACATTGTGTTCTTTTGATGTTAAATGATATAACGGTAATCCAATTGGTCCTGAATGTGTAACAAATCTATCACCATAAATTTCTATAGGTCCTAAATCTCGTAAATTTCCTACACCTGGATGTATTCCGTTAAAGTTGTCAATATTCTCAACAATTGTTTGAACATGATCATTTACTTCGCCAATAGTAAATTCAGTAACATCCAAATTATTAGGATTTCTTTCAAGGTTATATGCAGTCTCATAATAACCATTAGAATTTTTTTCAGATTCACTATAACACTTGATTATAAGTCTGTCATTTTCAGCAATATCTTCTACTAAATTAATAACAACATTTTCTCTAGCATTTGCAGTTAGGGTATAATCTGTGCCTAGTTTCAAAAATTTACGATTTGTAAATACTTTTAATTGTAAATCATTTAATCTTTCGCTTTTTTCAAAACAGTTGATTTCGTAATTGTTTGTTTGCTCATTGCCTTGATAATCCAATATTACTGCTTGAGAACTTTTCTTATAGTGCTTTTTCCAAGCATTTGTAAAACTTTCTTCAGCATTATAACTGTCTGTGATTTTTAGGAAACCTTTGTTTGACGGTAAGTTTACTGTTTCATCATCTACAATATAAGTGTTAACTTGTTTTAACAAATTAAATTCAAAAACTATATCACCAACATTATCAATATTTTTATAACTTATTGGAAATCCTAATTCACTATCGTTTGATCCCGACCCTTGCTTATATGAAAAGATTGTGTTTCCTACAAAGTCATTGCTTGTATAGAATTCATCACCATAAGAAATTCCATTTTCATCAAACATATCAAACAACGGAGTTTGATTTACACTGATTTTTTCTTGTGCTTTTTTCCACGATCCATTTGTATAAAAATACTGTTTTCCAGAATTTATTTTTCCGCTAGTAACTAAAACTATTTCATCTTCATTTGGTAAAGCATCTGGCTCTTCTACTAAAGAAATTTGTGTTTTGTTTTGAAACTTTATAAATTCTACTTTGTAAATTTTATTTTTAACTTGAGGATCTGTGTCAGCTGTAAACAAGATACGCATTCCATCCACAACATCGACATTATCAATATTATAACCTTCTCTGCCCTCTATAATAGAAAATACGTCTTTTGTCCAATCATCAATTAAATCAATAGGTGTTTTGCATACTGTTCCATTATGCCACATTTTAATACCAGGAGCAAATTCAATGATAGGACGTTTTGCTCTACTATTTTCAGGTAAAATATAATCCTGTTTGTTAATATTTGCACTTTCATTGATGACACTAATGTGGAACCATCTGTTATAACGTGCCCAAGGATTTTTATCTTTACTTGATCTATTACTAATAATGTAATCTTTTACCGCAGGATATCCTACTGTAGTACTCCACGGCAATCTATCAAATCCATATACATCAAATGGAACATTCTCGTCATCTGATAATAAATCTACAGTTGTTAAATCTTCCAGTGGTATAAGTACTATTTCTTTTCCAACACCTTCAACATAAAACTCACCCGAAGAATACTTTTCTGGTGTAATATTTCCTGCAAAAGTAATTTTCATACCGTTGCTCAAACTCCAGCCTTGCCCTGTAGTATATGTTGTTTTTCCTACTATTTCTTTATCAACATCTAATACTGTGTTTTCTTCAATACTTGCTATATTAAGAAGTCCACTTGTATTAATATCTTCTTTGCTAATATAAAATAAACTATCTGGTGTGTTATCTGCAATTGTGAATTCTATAATACCATTTTCTACATATCCATCAACATCTGCATTTGTAGTTGTAATTCCAGTTGTATAAAGTGTGCTTTCATTTCTAACACTGTCTTCATATGTTAAACCAGGTAAAAATTCTCTACTTATTGCAAATGCAAAAGGATGTCCCGGAGTATTAATTTCAAATCTGTATGTTTGTCCTTTGTATAATGTAAGTAGTGGATTTCTAGTAAGTTTATCAGGAGTAAAAACATATGCAAAATTATCACCGTCATCTACAACACTTACTTTGTAAGTGCTTACTACGTTTCTTTGATTACCTGTAACTGTAACTGTTTGAGGCCCATTTGGTAACCAATAGTATTCACGGAAATTTGTAAACATATCAAAGTTAATATTTGGATTCCAAGAATATATTTCTTGTTCATTTAATTTGCTTTGATTTTTTGTATTACTGTAAAAACTGTTTAATTGACCAATATAGTCAATGTAATCTTTATGAAATACAACATTATCCAAATCATCTTTGATATTGATACTAGGATCTAACTGATAATTTTGTCTTAATGAGTTTATTTCTGTAAGATAAGTGCTGTTGTTAATATTAGCTTTGGCGTTTTTTCTACCTACAAATGCATTTATTTTTTCAACTGCGCCTGTTGAAAAAAGTTGGTCTATAGTAGAACCTGTAAGTTTTTCATTGGTACTTGTTCTAAAATAACGAGGTAAAAATTTGCTACTCTTCTTCCTGTTATCACCAACTGGAAATTCTTGTTGCTGGTCGTTATATGCCATACTTTGATATTCCTCTATTATTCACTTAATGTACTGCTTTGAATATTAACGTTTTGTGTGTTAGTTGCGGTAACAATTGTGCCTGTGGCTTTTAAGCGTGTTGCTGTAATTGCATCAATAATTTCAATGTCATTAACTGTTGCTGCACTTACAAATATTTCATCACTTTCTGCTTTGATTTCATATAAACTTCCAAAACTTTGATTTTCTTGTACTGGAACTAAAACTATACTTGCAATATCAGGAGATAATGTTGAAACTATGTAAGTAGATAATTCACTAAAATAAAAAGTTTCTCCAAAGTCCCAATTTTCTAAACTAAAAAATGTATTAATAGCAGAAACTACACGTGCCTTAATATCATTGTCATTTAATACTTGTTCATTGTTTTTTACAATTTTAATTTTTGCTTGTAAATCAACCGGTGCTTTACTACCAAATAATGCTTTGTATTTTACAGGATGATATATTACTTCGTCACTGATACTTTTGCGTTGATTAATTTCTTGTCCATATTGGATAAACAATTCATCACTGCTTGGAGGCAACGGTTTATCACTGATTTCATTGCCTATCCATTTCCTATATTCTGTATCATAAGATCTAGTTAAAAGATATGTATCAATCATATTTGATACACTTGGATCTAATCTGCGATTCTCATTAGCAGCATGATAATATCTAAACTTAATATTATCTCTTCCGATA